AAACACACACCTTTTGACCGTTTTCGGCTGTAAGCCGTTTCCATAAGTGACACTGCACATGCGTTGGATTAGCTACTCCCGCAAGAGTTACAGACAAAATAAGCGCGTTTATCATTGAGTAACCAATACTATTAAGTACATACCACCACCCAAAACGCCGATTATACCAAGACTTAACGCACCAATAGCCATGTTATTCTGTATCTGGCGCTTGGCTTCCATAGCACGATACACCGTCTCTTCCCGTTCAGCGCGTATCTTACGGCGCATGCCCAGCATCTCATCATAAGTCCCCAAGCCAAACCTATAGTCCAGCATAAACTTAATCTCTTTTTCTTTTTCAATTAGGGTCTTCTTGCGGATCACGATATCCATAGCTTCTTGCTCTATGTTATCGGTTCCGTGAGTCTTCTTATCCAACCACGTTGGATTTTTACGCTGAGTCTCTGCCCTGCTTATATCCGCAACAGCACAGTACCATTGCCCAAGCTGCTTGCTGACGTCCTGCATCTCACGACCAGCGCCAACCAACATCTTCACGCCCTTAAACGCGGCGTTAGCTGCGGCAAAAGCCGTTACAGGATCAATCATTTATCTCTCCAACATGCGATCCATCTTAGAGTCTAAAGCGTCCAACCTCACAATAACTCGGTTTATGTCAGTGGTGTTTTCAACCTTCGTGACATACTCCTTCGCCATCTCTTCTCTAGTGCGATTCAAAAGTATCTGCAAACGGCTCATCTCAGAAACTTGGCTTCTAACAAACCAGCCTAAACCCCCAATAATAGCTGTTAAAACACCGCTCCATAAAAACTCTGGACTCATTACCTTCTTCGCATCGATGCTTGACGTTGCACCTCAATACGCTCCTGATTAACCGCATTGCGATTATCGGCTATCTCTTCTTGTAAATCAAGTCGAGCAGCGTCAGTGACGGCACGTTGTTCCAGCTTGGCACCCTCTATCTCTATCTTAGCCTGATCCATAGCAGCCTTGTGCTCCGCTTCCATCTGTTTGATCTGAAGCTCCTGCATCCGAATCTTAACCAAGGGGTCCTCTGACGCACTGTCTTGACCCGCCGCTAAACGAGGCATGATGTCAGCCATCAATTCAGCCTCCACCACAGCAACCTGAGCTTCTACCTGCTCTGGCGCAAACTGTTGAGGCTGTAGCTGCTGGCTCTGAGCCTGCATAGCAATAGCCTGTAACTGCTCCATAACAGTTTCACGAGCCTTCATAGATACATGCTCTAACACATGCGTATATAACCCCGCCAAAACAGGGGGCGTCTTCTGCAGTATGGGTAAACTCAACAGGCTCAAGTGAGACTGTATGTGAGCGTCATGGTCTTGAGGAGGAAATGCCTTGGCTGGCTGACCCGAAATCATGTCCGCGTTCTCCATCGCAGGGTCCTTTGGCTGCGGTTGAGGAGGGGGAGGAAGTATCTCATTAATATTTTGCACCTCCAACGCCTGATACATTCTTCGATAGGCTGCATGGAGGTTATGCATTTGCGGGTTTGACTGAGCCAACTGTAGTTGCTGTTGGGCCAATGTAACTCGCTGCGCCATCGAAAAAATGTTAGGGTCACTGACGGGGAGGACGTCAACCCTGCCGTCGAAGTCTTGCGCCTTAACCTGCTGGGGTGCGCCAGCTACCTCATATGGGTAAACGGGAGGTAAGTTTTCAGCGAAGATACGCGCCAAAAGCCGAAACTCGGTTTTCTGCGCGTAGTGCAAACGTTTGTGAATCGCGGACATAACCTTCGATCCACGTTCCAATAACGCAACAGTCGTTCCAACTGGCGTCTCTTGGTTCATGTCTGATATCTGTTGGTCCGCTACAGATATAAAGCGTCTTCCATCCGCAACTAAACCGCCAAGCATCTGTGCTAAGGTAGCCGATGGCTCCTTATACGGCAGAGGAATAATTGAATCCCTAATCGCACCCCCCGGAACATCAATGTCCCGCCACTCTCCGGGTTGCAGTGGCTCGTCAGAGTTACGAACGCGAACGCCACGGGCCTTGAAACCCGCAGGTAAATTCGAAAGCGTACCCGCATCAATCAACTGACGCAGCAAGCTTGTCGAGGCACGGCCCAACCCACCAATCATATGCACTAAACCAAAGCCATAGAACCCTAATCCGGGCATAAACTTATAGTGTACGAAGTATTGACGCTTGCGCATCATGGGATCACCCATGTCAAAGTTGCGCCGAATGGACAGAATCTGTCCCGAGTTGTCATCAATCGTAATGATGTACGGTAGCTTTATGCCCGATGGCTCTCCCGTCTGAGGGTTCATGTCCTCAAAACCCTCAATGTCCATGTCCGCATGCATCTCTAGCACCGTCAAAACATCGTCAGAGTAATTCTTGGACAGCCCCTCTAGCTCATTAACCTTCTGACGAACAGAGTCAGCCTCAACCTCCCCGCCCTCCTTTAGATCAACGTCACGATATACACCACCAACCTGCATCTTGCGTACATCGTTGATGTCCATACGCAATACATGCGTAACCCGATTGCTTGTAGCTAAGTCGGACGCAGAGTACGGTACAACCAAGTCTTGTGCTGGTATAAACTGTGCAACTGCACGTTGCTTCGTGGGATCAAAGTAAACCTTCTTAAACGTAGAACCAGACAACGGGAGATAAAACAGCATCTGATCCATGTCCGGATCATACTCTTCCATGATCTCCGTAATCTGGTAGTTCATAAAGTGTTCTACCCGATTGGCCTGATCCTCACGAGCTTGGTCCTGCAAACCCATAAGACGAGTTCTAACAGGGCCACCCGCTGGCAAAAGCTCCTTGTATGCCTGTGCCTGAAACTGCGTAACACTCTCGCTAATCATAGGATGCACAATACCGGATGCACCCTCAAACGGAGTTGTGCGCTCCTCTGCCTTTAACCCAAGTAAATCTAAACCCTTGGTGTACGTCTCCTCCCACTCGGACCTCGACTCTAAATCTTCCTCGTATAAGCCGCGAAGATCAGAGGATATCTCGCCAAGAACGCCGTCATCCAAGTATTCTGCCAAGTTAGCGTCAAACGGAATGTCATCAGGTATATCCATAGGCATCTCTTCCATAGACTGAACTATCGCCCCGCCCATGCCGTCATCAATAACCTCGGCTCCGTTAGGAAACTCCATAGGAACATCAATCGGTACTTCTATGTCTGGTGACATCACCATCAGTAATACTCCCGTTTACGAGGTTTCCATTCATCCTCTAGGTCATCTTCGCCGTCCAGATAGATAAAACCACCCTGCCGAAAACGCATCAAAGCTAGGGTCATACTATCACAATAATCGTCGTTGTCACCATAGGGAAAAGAAACCACCTCTTCGATGACCTCTTCAGGGAACTTCTTGTCCGAAGGATACCAAACAACCCCCGCCTCAAACAAAGGAGCTACCATGTGCATCCTAGTGACCTTATCCTTGCCCCTACCCGGAGAAAAACCCAAAGCGGGAATGCCCTTGAGACGTAATTCGTCTATCAAAGGCTGTCCCGTGGCCTTGGCTTCTATGATTACCATGTCTGGGTCCCAGTATTCATGCTCGTCGTAGGCAATTTCCTTTAATTCAGGGAAACTCCACCTACCGCGCTGCGCATCCATCAAAATTATGTGGTCAGGACCGCCCTCTAGTGGGTTAAACACGCCCCAAGTCGTAATCGCGCTGTAATCCGCGCTTTCTTTCTTCGAAAACGCCGTATCATACGACTGCATGACGTATTTTAACGTGGGAACCTTGTCTTCCTCCCACGGTTGCCACCAATCGCGCTTGATAATCGCAGATTCAGAGGCCGTGGGCGTCTGTTGCCACTGCGCAGACCACTTTGACACGGGCAGAGACGCCTTAATCCCCAGTAATGCGTCTTTTTCCCAAAACTCAGGCCACAAAGGGTTGCCGCTAGGCATAATCGCAGGAAATTCCACCACCTCCCACTTGTCCGCCATCACATCGCCGCCCTGTCGGGCCAATAAACGACCCGTCAAGTCCTTCTTACCCCACCGAGTCATGACAATTATGATTGCACCACCCGGTTGTAGACGCTGACGAGGACCAGAAGTGTACCACTCATACGCATTGTCAAAGGCACTGTCGCTCATAGCGTCCTGCTCCGAGTGTGGATCGTCAATCACAAACAAATCCGCACCACGACCCGTGACCGCAGCACCAACACCCGCCGCAAAGTACTCGCCGCCCTTGTCAGTACCCCATTTTCCCGCGCCCTTGTTGTCTTCCTTCAAACTCGTGTCTGGGAAAATCTCCCGATACGCAGGATCGTCAATTAAATCTCGGACCTTCCTACCAAAACGTACAGCTAGTTCTGTATTATGGGTAGCCTGAATGATCTTTAGTTTAGGGTTCCTACCCAAAAACCATGCAGGCATCAGGTAACTCGCAAACTCGGACTTCGAATGACGAGGCGGCATGTTAATAATCAACCGCTTCAACTCGCCACGAGCCACAGCCTCTAGCTTCTCCGCAATAACCCTGTGATGACGCCCCTCAATGAAGTTCTCATACACATGATGCGCGAACGGCATGAACTTGTTCTGCGCTTCGTCCTGTAAATCAAGACGCCTCTTGGCCTCCGTTAAAGCCAGTATTTCTTTTAACGCCTCCTCGGGAAGCGCATCAAAGCTCTGAAGGGTCATCTTCTTCCTCTGCGGGATAATAAACCATTACCAAGGTCCTACACTCAGGACACGACAAGTTCGTCTCCATAACATAGTCCTCATCGTCCTCTATGTCATGGTCCCCGCCCCAAATTAACTCAGTACTACAATGCCAACACTGCATTTTTATTTTCCCTTAAAAAGAAAAACCAAGGCAGATAGCAATGGGAACACGAAGGAGCCTTGTCCACCGTATCCTCCTCAATCTCTCTACCACAATGCCGACATTTCATGATTAACCCATAATCGGGGTGAGAGGTATTCCAGCAATGCCTTGAGGTGTAGGAGGCGTGATCGTTGGACTAGTGAAATTCATAGGTTGAGTATAGTCCATCGAAGGAACAACAGGAGAAGTCATGCCGCCGCCACTCGCAATGGTGGGAAAGGGATCGCCAACAAAATTACCCTGATACTGAGCAGGAGCCGAAGGAGCCGTCTCATACGCCACACCCATTACAGGAACACACATCCCCGTTACCGGATCAGTCCGATAACCCTCGGGACACGGATCATAGTTACTGTAGAAGTTGTCATCGCCATCGCCCATTGATTCCGCTTCTTGACGATCTCTACTGTCTCGTGAAGCCTGTTGAAAGTTGTTAAAAACCATTTGAACCTGACTGTCAGTCAAACCCTCGTGACCCATTCCCTCCAAAGCATCTCTAAACCCATCTAACCCGCTCAATGAACCAAGGCCCAACTTAACATCTGTAGCCATCGAAGGACGCAGGTTTTTAAACGTGTCCATAAAACCTTTAGGGTCTTCATTCATTCTAGGACCAAAAGCATACGGAACAGGTTCTGGTCTTTGTAATAACTCCAAAAGAGAACCCCTCTTATCGTAGGGCTTTGGAGCAGAGTTAAAGTTAAAATTAGCAGAGACTGTCGGACCACGTTCCGCCGCAGCCCTTTCACGAGCCGCCGCTGTTGCTCCCGCTGTTCCCGGGCCTGTATAAACTCTGTCATCCCTGTCGCTAGTGTTTCCCATGTTTAGGGCGGCTTGCCTATCCCTATGAGCCTTTTCAGAACCGTAGTTGCGAGACCGAGCCGGATCGTTCTTGGTAAAACCCTCGTCCTCATCTCTGAAGCTACCGCCCTTTCCAGTGTAAAAAGCCATTTTAATTCCCCATTCTAAACATGTTTCCGATACTGTCTTTTAAACTAGCAATGCCGCCAGTAAACCTATCCATAGCACTAGGCGGTCTTTGAGGAACCTGCAAGGCACTCGTCTGCTCAAGCATGGGTTGTATGTCCTTGTCCAACATACCTAACCCCATCTGCATCGCCCGAAAACCCTTGGCCTTCGGATCACCCTTCTTGGCCTCCATGACAGCCGCAGCCATCGCCTCCATCTGTGGATCAACGCCCGTAGCAACATTGTTCGTGATCCCCGAACCTTGGTTCAAATACTGGCCTGCAGTAGATTTCTTAGTCGTGGGAACAAAAGCCTCTAGTACAACATCAGGCTCAACAACACTCGCAAGGTCTAAGTTCGCCTCAGAATCAATGTCCAATAACGCAGATAACTGAGCGTTAATCTCAGAGGGCTTTACTCGCGCAGAGTTCTTAGCCTCACCCTCATAATAAGACATGTCAGGCGTCTTACCCTTCATACTAGGTAAACTCGCATACTCCTTGGATAACCTATGACCGTACTCGTTTAAATCTATCTGACCCGATAAAAAATCATTCAAGCCACGGTTCTGCAACAAAAACAAATGTGCGCGGTCCTGAACCTCCGGAGTAAACTTATCATCCCTAGACAAAATCTTGTTGTTCAACAACAACTGCATCGTGCTTTTTTTAATCTGACCAGCACCCGCAGCACCGCCGTCATTGTCCTTGTTCTTATCCTGAATCGCCATGATCTCAGCAACCGTCAACTCAGTTAAAGGACGCTCCGACCTGATCTTAGTCTGCGTGTTCCACGCATCATAATTCTGACCCGACTCAGCACTGTATATCAAATCTAATAAATTACGAACCATACTCATAGCATATACCCCATCGAACCAAGGCCCGTGAGCCTAGAAGCAACACGACCACCATCCGCATACGGATACTCCGGAGCATCCACCTCTTGTACAATATACTTTTTGCCAGCAATCTCTTCTACTTTAAACTTCTCCGGCATCTGCTCCGCCTTGGATATCATGATGTCCCTGATAGCGTCTAACTTCTCCTGTGATACTCGACCCGAGGCTGAAGGAGGCTGTCGATGAATTATCAGTAAACTATCCATGTCTAACTTTGCTATCTCCGAAAGACTCGCATCCGCTACTTCCGCGAACATGCGCTGACTCTCTTTAAAATATTTCTCACGAGCTTCTTTAATCCTAGCCTCAAGATTTACCACCTCATTAGGTTTGGGCGGTAAAATGCCTGCGTCCTTATAGGGGTCCTCAAAAATACCGTCCTCGTCAGGCATCCTATAATCCCCAGACTGAACTTGATACTCAATGTCTATAAGATCATCCTGTCGGATTAAATCAGGCATCATCCCTTTGCTGATAGCTTTAAGACCAGCTAACCGAGAAGCCAAAGGCGTGAGCGCAGCCTTTACACCAACCTTCTTACCAGCTTGTAAAACCGCCTCCGGAGCAATGGCTAAACTACCTATGCCAGCTAAAACCTGACGCCGAGTTGGACCCGTTGGAATTTCGCCAACCTCGTCAGAATAACGGCGCTGTAACTCTCCATAAACCTCAACAGGCATTCGACCAGTGCCTTGACCCGCTAAAATGTTGTTTTCCATTGCAACGCGCTGTAACTCGTCCGGCTTAGGAAAAGCACCCGACTCCACCATAGCTTTCGCTTCCGAGGTCAACGGAGCTTCCGGCTTGGAGAAATTTCTGGACGTAGACACATCACTAGGCGCACCCGTCAACGTCAACGTATCCATCAATACAGCCTTCGCTGGCTGCTTGGCTAACGCTCCAATAACCCCCATGCCAACAGGCGCTAACGTCTCTAATGCCGCCTCAATACCCGCAGCCTTCCGCTCCTCAACAGATAACTCAGAATCAAAAGCACGACCACTCGCAGCCATGCCACGCATAATCCCCTGCGCAGGATCAACCGCACTCACGAAATCTAAAACCTGCTGACCACTCGTCCGAAGCTCCTTCTCCCCCGGTAAATACCCAACAGAAAATAATGGATTCATAACATATACCCCATAGAGCCAAGGCCCGTGAACCGTGAAACATCAACACGACCACCATCCCTAAACACAGGCATGCCAAACTCTGCAACAGCCTTGCGAAAATTATCCGTCATCCTAAAACCCGGAACCATAAACACAGGAGTGCCGTCCGGAGTATCCAAACCGTACATCGGTATGTCCTCAATCTTCGGCATCTCCAACTTTGAATCAGCGCCCAACTTGTTTAATACCTTCTTCAAGGCCCCCGGAACAATCTTGTCGTAATACTCTTGCTGTCCACCCAACTCACCATACGTCATGTCCTTCGCCATCTGACCAGTTCCCAACGTGAAAAAATCTGCACCAGAATCTGTAGCCTGCTCCAAGGACCGACGAATCGCCATGCGCGTAATCGTAGCCGTGTCATATAACTTACCAACCCCTAACTCCGAAGCCGTCTTATTTCCTCGCGTGTTTCTCAACTCCGTCAACTCAGCCATCAACTTATCAACCTGCTCAGTAACAGGAATCTGGTCAAACCGAGGACCAAAACCCGCTTGAACAGAGGCTGAAGAATCATTAGCCTCAACTATATTCTTTTTAAAAATCGTGCCCTCTAATAAATCCAGTATCTCCTGATCCTTGGAAGACGCAGAACGGCTTGCATAAGACGCAGAGGCGTTAGGACCAAGGCCCCCAGTGTAATACATAGATGAAAGCATGTCACTTCTGTCAGAACCAAGGTCCTCCAAAATCTTCCGGTTCTTCAATATAGTGCGTGAGTTGTTGTTCACATCAGACTGTATCTCGCCCAAATGAAACGTCGAACCACCGCCTTCTACGTCAAACACAGCAGAACGAGTGTGGAATAAAGTAGGACCATTAACCTGCTCCATAGGATGATGACCCGCCGTCTTGTTCTTTAACTGCCTAGAAACATTACGACCCAAAAGGTCATCACGTAACGTAAATACCGTCTCTAAATAATCAGTGCCGCCCTTCGTGAAATACTTATCATATTCAGTGCCTGCATCTCGTAACTCCGTAATCCTGATTGGAGCACTCAAATCAATGTCATCAGAAAACTTGCCGCCCATCATGCGCTGCTGAAAACCAGACAACATCTTCGCAGCCGCAGTCCCGTCAAAATTCGTTAAACCCTTCAATGACATTAAACCACGAGCCTCTAACTCAGCGTCCGTAACACCCTGACTCTTTAACGCATTAATCGCAGCCTCCCCGTCAGGAAACTTTAAACCAGACTTCCTAGAAACAGTCTGTAACGCAGCCTGTAACCCAGTGTTTCCCCGTTCCTTAATTTCGTAACTAACCTCGGGTGGCTTCATGGGAACCTGCGGAAAGACAGTGGCATCTACTGCCGCCTCCGCATCAGTGTCCAGAAAATCAGCCAAAGCATCTATATCAACATCGTCATCAGTAAACGCGATATCCGCAAGTATTCCATCGGCAATTTCTTCATCGCGCTCGGCTCTAGGATCATAGCCATCAGGAGGAGGGTCTGAAACGTCCATAGGATTAATACGGTTGTTCGCAGTAATAACAGGAGTGCCGTCCGGAGCAGTGGCTATAGGCACTGCCACGCCATCGTCACCCATCGTATACCCATAAAGAGCCAACGTCTCAGGATCATCGTCCGGAAGACGGCCCTGCGGACGCATCGCGGCTAAAGTAGCTTCCTGATCATTCTCCATTAATGCAATGAGCGCCGCCTCGTCACGAGCCTGAGCATCCGCCTGAAAGCCCCCGTCCGGAACATACTCCGGATCGTAAGGACCAGCATTACGATCATCAACAGGATCAACGTTTAAACGAGACTGCTGATCCATCAACTGACGAACCTCAGAAGCAGTAGCGCCATTCTCCACCATCTCCTGAATATCATCCATGTTCGGAACATACTCCGGATCATAATAATCAGAGACAGGAAGACCCATTTCCTCGTCTGAATCCATAGCACTCTGCAACGCTCTATCTTCCGCGTCCGGATACTCCCGATTAAACATATCAAGAAGCTCAGAATCAGTCATAGACGCAGCATCCAAACTGCCCCTGTCACCCCCGTACATCGCCTCAAAATCCGTCTTAGGTACAGAACGATCAGTCGTGGAAAACTTGGAGGCATCACCAGAATCAATGCCCAATATAGACATCAAGGTACGACGAATCGGCTCACTTAAAAACTTACCAAGACCAACACCCAATAAAGCCTCAGCAGGACCCATGCCAGCCTCTATCAAATCACTCGTCTCGCGCTTGCCAGTAGGTGAATACTTCTCAGGCTGAGAATAACGAGCAGCCGCATCCCTCGGACGCATGAACATACTAACAACAGCATTCATGTTAGACGCATCGTCCAAACCTAACGTAGACGCAATCCCACGCAAATTCGGAGGAATAAAACGAGTGGTGTCTATCGTGTAACGATCTGCCATGCTATCGAACCTCGGACCTTGGTTACCGGAACTATAACCAAAGAGAAATGATATTGCACCCAGATTTTTTCCGAACGAAAAAACACCGGAACAATTTTATCGGACTAACACTATAGGACGCCGCACGACCTGCGTACCTCCTAAAAGGGGGTGATGGGGGTCGAGGTTGTCTAGCTACCGTTGCAATTAGGCATAGTAACCCCCGAGACATGCTTTCAGAAAACATAGGGTTGTTCTAGGGCCTTGTGTTTTTCAAGAGGCATGTGCTTTCTCTGGAGCTTGCTTGTCTGGAAAGGCTCGTGTTTCTGCTAGGGCCTATCACGCTGCTGGAAATTTATTACTTGGTCCTGTGGTTTTTGGAGCATTACTCGCGTCACTCATCAAAGACCGAGCCTGAAGAAGTCTCGGCCAGCAAGCTGGTGAGTACCACGGCTAAAGAGATTCATTCATGATTGTGCTTCGCGCATTCTTTTTTTCTTTCTTTGAACGAACCCTTGCACGGGCACAAGGCCCGGGGCAAGTTTCGTATGGGCCATCCTTACTTCACATTTCCTTTGTGGATTGCCTGAGCGTCCTCAAAAAATCATGGCAAAGTCACATAGCTTGGTTTGCCAAGGGATGATTTTTTAAGAACGCACAATCCACGTTGCGCCTCCAGCGCGATGCAGAAGACGAGAGGCCCATAGGTCGCGAAGGGGCGACCCCAAAAGAGTCAGGGGGGACTTATCCCAAACCAAGCAAGAAACTGAGTTTATTGTGCAATTCCTTCTCACAACCGTCTAAGCCGATGAAGAATCAGCTTAGACGGTCGCTCTCTTCCTTGCTCTTATTTTTGTTTCTTGAAGAATACCCAAAACGCCTTTTAGAAGATTCCTGAACCGGAATCACATTTGTTTGGCGATTGGCCCCCGATCTGTCGTGGGTGGGGCTGCTGTTGGTTTGCATCGGGGGTTCTTGTTTGGTGCCCCTACGGTCAGCCCAAAAAACTGTTTCTATTGTGCGCTTACGCGCTCTGATTTTTGTTTTCTGAACTTCCCCCTGACGCACAACACACACACAATTTTTCCGTGCGCGACCGACACTCGGATCGCCGTTCAGAAAATGGGCCTCAAGCATCACATAATAGCACGATCAATGAGTGTATAAACGTCGAGAGCTACGGCCCGTCCAAACTGTTTCAGGCAACATTTTTTGTTTTTAAGGAATGCCTGCTCCGTGTTTGTACTCCGAGCTTGACCCCCATTTCCTGCCCAGCAAAAACCGGGTCGCACGGCGCACGCAAAAATGTGAGTGTGTTGTTTTATTGAAACCATGTAAGAGAGGATATCATCATGGTCATCCACTACAAACTTAACGAGTTAAAAAACCACGGCGACACGCTGGGTTACTACAGGTTCGAGGTCAACTTGCACCTAGAACCACGCCCGAGCTACGGCTCCGAGGTACGGTTCGCAGTCGAGTACAGGGCAACCGAGTCCGACTCAACCGAGTACAAATACTTCACCGCAGAGGTGTTTGAGGACACCGACCTAGCGTTCGAGAAAGCTCGTGAGTTCGTACTCAACATGCCAACACTGGATGAACACAGGCGGCAGGACGCCGTTCGCAGGTCCGAGGCATACGAGGAGCGGATATTGGAGGACGCCGCTCACGAGGACGATCCGATCCTCAAGCAGCACCTGCTGGACAAAGCCGCTCGTGAGGCCAGCGACCGCAAGCAGTTGTTGGGCCTGTTCTACAAGCAGGGCTACCACATCACCGCTCAGTAATTACCAACGCGGGGGCCTCGGCTCCCGCACCAATCAAGCAAACTAGGAGAACCACATGTACGACGAAGATATCAAGATCGACGCTGACGCAACCGCGCTGGCACAACTCATCATCCAGATCGTCAGCAACGCAAACAAAAGCGAGACTGACGAAAAGATCGACGCTCTACAGGCCAAGATCGACAGTCTGGAAAACCAGATAGAGGAGTTCGATATCCACGACTACAGTTACGATGTGGGCGAGATCGCGTTAGAGCATCTCACCAGCTACAGTGGCCTTCAAGATACCGTTACCGAAATAATCGACGAGTACGACTTCAGCGAGAAGGAGTTGTCTGTTCAGTCTGGAACGACCTTTACGGTCACGGTAGACTAACCGTGGCTTGGCTAGACAGTAACGTCTGGAAGAGAGGGTCGCGGTGGCGGCTCTCTCACACCAACGGAGAGTGGATGATTTCGACATTCCACAAAAACAAAACTCTGGCACTCAAAGAAGGTCGGAGGATGCTGCACGAAGGGAGGACCAAACAACTCAATATCTTCAAAGGCGATGGGACATGGGAGGCGTCAGAGGTATCTGATGTCTCAAATGGAACATCCAACCCAATCGCAACAATCAACATACTGGGAGACAACGTATGACTACACCGCAAGAAGCAGGGCAAACGCTGGGATCAGCTATAAAGTTTCAGTTGGAGTTCATGATGATGATGCTCCACTCAGACCGCAACGAAGAAGCGGCGAGAGCTTATGACCGCATCATCGGACTGTGCGACCAAGCAGGGCAACCTGTCAGAAAGGACGCAGCATGAGGATAGGTGGCTATCAAATGGAGGACCTTGGCTACGGCCTAAAGGTTGTAGAACATGAGGGCGGCTGGTCATTCTGGATACAGGGTGATGACGCTCAACAGTTCCGCGACGAGTGGGAAGCGTATCAGGAACGGGTGGACAACGACTTCCGCCACTTCCTGTCAACGCACGAATATGATGGGCTGTTCCAATGAGATCGTGGCCCATCTGGAACGAAGTGCTGGCCTGCGTATATGCGTCTAGCAAATCGTATGGCGTGAAAGCAACTGGCGAGGTGACGGTCAAGGTCGGCACCTCTGCTAAAAACTCTCACGTATTCCTCCGACATACGACTACGCATCGGGTGTTGGACAACGGAGACCGAGAGTATCGGTTCTACCTAGACGGCGAAGTGATCCGTCGAGCGGTTCTAAAGAAAGGGGCTACCGCGATTGAATACATCACTAACTAAGCAACTGGAGCAGCTTCCCATCAAGGAGCGGCTGCTCTACCTAGAAGAGGCGTTGCGAGACAACCGCAGCGTTTCTCGACAGTACACGAAGCTGATCGACTACTACCAACAACAAGCGGTCGATCAGGGGCTGGCAACGTGGGTCTACAAACCATCAAGAGAGCTTGCCCCAACCAAAGATCAGTTCGTTGGCCTCTTCGGTCAAGAAGCCTTCGATCAAGTAAAACGTCCATCTAAACCAGAAAGGGACCTAATATGGCTCATCAAATAGACTTCGGATCGTTCAAACACTGGGAAATCAGGGAGTACTACGACAGGCATCCTGACCTCACAATCCTCACCTACGCAGGCATGCTGGGCCTGACGGGGACAGAACTCAAAGACATCCTCATGACAGATGGGTCAGCCATCGACAAAGAGGAAGAAAAGACAGCGCAACTAATGTTCGAGGAGGCAGACGAAACCTTCGGCGCAGATATCTAAACTAAACGGGGGGCTTCGGCTCCCCACCACATGGAGGAACCACTATGCATAACGAACTACTCCCTTGGCTAGAACAAAAAGCCCTCGAAGCCGCAACAGAATACGGGAAAGATTACGAACGCTACGACTATGGGCAATGTCACGCTTACTGCGAAGCAATCGCCAAGCTAACAGCAGAAAGCCCTCGCCGTGTAATGGAACGCATAGCCATTAAATCGGATTACTTAAACGATAATAAACGATGCGAAGAGGAAGGGATGTACTGCACACCGTATGACCCTGAAACAGATACCGAATACATGTAAACTAACAGGTGGTCCCAATCAGGGGCCACCGCATAACTCAAGAAAAGAATGAGCGGCTAGTCGCCGCCTGCTTCAAAGGCTAAGAAAATTGAGTGCTGCGCACACTTTATTTTTAAAAACCAACAGCACACGCTCCTTCGTCGCATGTGCTGTTGGTTTTAGTACGCGGATTCCGCGCCGGAAGCCGCAAGACTTGGTTGGAAGCCGCAAGATTCCGATAACCGATCGACCATCCGAGGTCGAAGGTCCAAAAATAATTCACCAAAACTACCGTATCGGCTGCAGCAATCGCTCTTGATGCCCGTATCAAGAGCCTTGGACCCGTCACAACCGTCAAATAAAAGAAGCCCCTTGGTGCTTGGGTCTTTGACCAAGATGTAATTCAGGCCCCCACGCGCCCAATATGCGGCATTCCACGCAATTTGATTGGACGTCAATTTTATCCGGTTACCAGAAGACACTTTTAACTCTACCCAAAAGGGTATTCCCTGCCAGATTACATGTACATCGGGTACTCCACCCCCATGCTTGTTCTCAATCCTTGTCGCAAACGTCTTTTTTGGCAATGATTTCCTCATTGTATTCCAAAAGTTCGCCTCCGGTCCCTTGCTCATTGGTTACATCCTTGTACTCAGCCTCAATATCAAACGCTTGCGGATATTTTTTCTGCAGATCGGCAAGCCGACCAACAATTTCATCCCGCGATAGTTGATCTATTGTATTTATGTTCTCTCTCCGGTCTACTGTCAGGCCCCCCAAAGCTGATCTAATTTTCTCAGCGTTGATTGCTGCAGAATACTGTCCATCATCTTCTGCCCCACGAGATAGCTTTGAGAGCCGTTCAAGCTGACCCATGATGGTGACGCCGTATCGCCTTTCTCTTTCCTCCCTGAGTTCCTTCACACGTTCCACAACGTGCGGGAAATCACGCCCGTTAAGCAATACCGTGGCCTGTTTACTAGACAGGCGGTACGCATATCCAGCCTTCCTTGCGCTTTCAGTATTTGTATAGATGCCTTCTGCAACATGCTTGGCAAACGTCTCTTGCCGTGTTGTCAGAGTAGGACGATGTTTACCCGTTTCTCGTGCCATATAACCCCCAAATCAGTGTAATCAGTTTGTACTCACTGTACTCATTTTTACAGAGAAAGGCCAGTTAAAGGTAGTCCGGCACAACCATAGCGGGAAGCCAAAGTGTCAATTAAAGAGCTTTTCCACAGGTTTTGTACTCAATGTAATCACCCTGTAATCACCTAGGGCAGGCTTAGTCCATGTTCTAAAAGGATATTTGTTAGGGTGAGTACATGATTACAAATAATACAGGATTTTTTTTCATTTTTTTTTTTTTTTAATTTTTTTGGAAAAAGGTCTTTACGTGCTCTTGTAATCACTAACGTACTATGCCATATAGATAAGGTATCATCATTCATGGAGGTTTACGATGAGCAAGCAGCAAGAACTAATGAAGAATATCGCTGACAATGTTGTTGGCATGATGAAGGAGCACGGTGCGGATTGGGCCAAGCCGTGGCGCAAGGCGGTTGGTGCAACGGGCGAGCCGTTGAGTGCCAAGAAGCGTCATTACACTGGCATCAACCGGATGAACCTTGGTTTGGTAATCGCGTTGCAAGGTTATTCATCCCCTGTATTTGGCACGTTCAAGCAGTGGAAATCTTTGGGTGCCAAGGTCAAGAAGGGTTCGAGTGGCATTCCTGTAGTTTTCTATAGTCAGATAAAGATCAAGGACAAGCAATCTGATGAGGACCGTATGGTTCCGATGTTGAAGGCATTTTATGTGTTTAATGCGGATCAGGTTGAGGGTTGGGATGGTTCGTGGATCAAGGACCAAGCTCCGGAGGATCAGGAGTGGGAAGACGCTATTGATGCTGATGCATTGATAGAGGCTTGTGGTGCCACGTTTCATCACACTCAGGGCAATCGTGCTTATTACAATCGCGGGTCTGACAGTGTGACGGTTCCATTGCGTTCACAGTTTAAGGACGCGAGTGGGTATTATGGCACGGCGTTTCATGAGTTGGTTCATTGGACGGGTCATAAGTCTCGATTGGATCGTGAGTTTGGCAATCGGTTTGGCGATGCCAAGTATGCGATGGAGGAGTTGGTTGCTGAATTGGGGGCTGTTATGTTGTCGATCATCAGCAAGGTTGATGTTGATCCGGCTCCGGACCATGCGAAGTATTTGAATAATTGGATACGCATGTTGGGGGATCATCCCAACGCTATCATCAAGGCCACGTCCGCCGCTCAGAAGGCATCTGAGTACATCTTGCAATCAACAAATCAGGTCGCGCAAGCGGCCTGAGAGGGGAGGATAACATGACACATAAATTCAAAAAGATCACTCATAGCAGTCTGGGACGAGAGCTTGATTTGCCTGAGTATGATTACCGTGGGTTTCGGTTTGTAAACAAGCCGTGGAAAAACTCATACGGTCATTGGGAAGCTACTCAGCGAGGAAGCGGCAAGCGGTTTGTTCATAACACTCGCAAGATGGTTAAGTTTCACGTTGATAATTTTATATTACGTTACCCACAAAACGGTTCAGGAGATGAGGCATGAAACTACAGGATATATTCAACGAGGCATCGGCTCATTTGACGAGCATGGAAGGTCCATCTTTGGACATGGACGGTGACGCTTGCGTGTACCGTGGGTATGACGATGATTGCGAGTTTAACGGTGAGATGTGCGCCGTTGGTCTGTTCATTGATAACGAGCATTATAGCCCCGATTTAGAGGGGGTAAGCATTAATGACAGTCACGCGGTATCTAACGCCGTTGCACAATCTTGGGGCTTAGATGAGTTGAGCAGCAAGCAGCTTGCATTGCTTGATGATTTACAGAACGCGCATGACCAAGGTTCGCGGTGCGAGGATTGGTCTGATCAGATTGTTTGGGCATTGGAGCGCGTTCGCAGGAAGCATGGGTTGGAGGAAAGAGCATGATAAAATCACCGTATGATCGTGGCAGTGCGGACGCTTATTATTGGCGGCG